CGGAGAATGTTCATATCATCCTTGTATCCATCATCAGAATTGAGACGCGACACAGGAACCTTCAGGCTCTTATAAAGCTTCTTTAAGAAATATTCCAGATCTTCTAGTTTTCCGAGATTTTCACCTCCAGCGAGTCTATCAATCTTTGTTCCCTCGCTGCCCGCTCTTTTTGCAAACCAGAAATTATCAAGAATGCTTTGAGGGTTAAATTTCTTAACAGCGCTACTACCCTGGGTATTGTCATATGTTTTTGAAGACCAATACTGGTTCATTAGTTTCTTGAGATACGCTTCAGCCTTAGGTGGGGGCATGTTACCCACGTCCACGTTGAAAACAAGTCTCTCTGGGGCTCGAGCCAATCTGTATATAACAATAGCATCTTCAATTAAGCTTAGTTGTCTGTATGCACGACGAGCATTCTCAATGAAGGGCAATCTGATTGTCTTGTTTTCGTTCCATATACCAGAGTTAATATATGTAACTTGGTTTTTATCCAAGGGTACCAGTTCATAGTCCAGGATCTTCGATGGGTTCGTCTTATCGAATACAGGTTTACGTAACAAGAAGCCTTTAACCATCATATTCTGTACATTGCCAAAAATAGGATCAATAAATTCTGTTGGAATAGTAACTACACCAAGAATACCCTCTTCTTCATATTGTTTGTGGACAATGTGTTCAAAATACACTTCACCATCAGTTAATAAGCTTCTGAAGTAATCCCACCCTCTGTTCTGCAGATCAAAGTAGTTAACATATTTTTGAAATTCTTTTTCCAGAGTCTCTTGATCGTCAATCTCCAGATCCACATCTGGTGTTCTGAGATAGACTACCTTGCCATTTTTATCTTTGTTGATTGCTTCATCACAAATTTCATCAATAGCATCTGCAACTTCAGAGAAAGCAGCCATGACTCTGTAATCACGCAAACGGGTGATCTTATCATGCTGTATGTTTGCATACATGTATTGTGTGAAATTGTTGTCCAAACCTACAATACCAGCAGGATCAATGCTATTGAAATCTGTATTGGAGCTAATACTTTGACGAGACAGTGCTTCAGTCCGTTTGCTTCCTGTATCTTGGAAGACCTTGTATTTGGGGTTAAGCTTGTTGAGAGTATCTATGACAGTGTAGCTCTGGTATGGTAACTTGGAGTTAACATAATTCATTAAAGAACGACCAACTGTATTACCACGTCCTGTATCAGCATTATCAGCCATATCAGTTATTTATGAGAAAAAACTAAGGTTCAATTGAAAATAATGCGGTAAACATAGTTGATTTTTCTTAAAATTTGATTATAATAAATTGTGGTTAATAAAGACGGTTCCTTATAAACATGGATAATAAGAGGAAAGGAATTTTGCTCGAAGGTTTTTTTTACTTGATACTTGTTTTTTTCACTGTATAATGCTTTATATATGATTCTAGAAAATATCTCTTGTTATGACGGAACCCTTTTGCATCATCGCTTTGCTTACAAATACTTTCGTAAGAAATGCCTGCCTATTGGTAACATAATTGCTTTCAGAGCTCCTGCCAAAGTGGAGACAGAAGGTCTCATTGATCAAGAAGATGCTCTGAGCCAAGATTTCATTTACAGTGACGACATGATTCATTTTCTGTATGAAATTCCTTTGATCACTGAAGCCTTTGGCGCCATTTGCTTTCAAAGACTGTTCAATACTAACATGGCAAATATTCTTAGCTCCAAATATCTCAAAGCCCCCATTGAAGTGGATGGTGATGATCTCATGGTGCACAAAGAATTTACCCAGGGTGGTATCACGCAACAAAAGGGCAAGTGCAGTGTGAGCATTGTGCATGTCAAGGACAATGCTGCATTGGGTCACACAGGCATCAACATTCAAGCTGGCAAGAAGGCCCCTGCATTTGCATTCAGCACACAATTGTCAGTTCCTGATGTGCACAACTTCATGAGTGATGTCATCAATGCATTCTATCAGATCAATGATGACATCTTCATTGCCACCACAAAGATCATCAGTCATTGAACATATTTGATGTTATCAATGGCGTGGCTTTTGACAAGAAGGCCAATCTTCTGAGTCAAGCTGAAGATGAAAAGACTTATGCACCATATCTTGTGAACAGATGGCTGTCCATGCTGGATGGTTCTGCTGCCAGAATCGTCAATGAGACGTTGAATCGTTTTGGACATGTCTTCACACCTGCTGAACAATACAAGTTTCTTGTCAATGTTCTGCCACGGTACAAACGACAGAGAATCAATTACATCAAAAAACCCAAGACGGATGCTTGATTTCCAAGCATTACCATTATAAGTGTCATTATGAGCAGACCTGCCATTGATCAATTAGCAACCAAGAAGAGTCACATTGATTTGAGTTCACATTCAAAGAACACCTTCAACAGTGTTTTCATAGGATATGACTTGTGTGATTTGCTTGATGACGTGATGTTGGTGGAGTTTGTGGATGATGGTGGTTCATCCAACACCATTGTGAGAGGTGGCATTGTTGTGCCAGTGAATGCTGAAACCAATGCATGGCGCATTGGCAAGGTGATCTTGCAAGGAAGCAGTTGCAAGCTTGTGAAGCAAGGTGATCATGTCATGTTTCCCAACAACATGGGGGTGCCCATTTCCAACATTGAAGTGGTAGGACATGGAACAGTTCGATATGGCATTTTCTTGAATGAACAAAGAATATTCGGGGTGGTGAAGCCCCGGGAAAATAATGATAGTATCCCTGACCAGCCTAAAGCCAATACTTCAAAACGCCGCTTGTGAGATCAAGTTCCCACGCCGCAGACCGGTGTTGGGGCGTCCTGCATTCAGAAGAATGTTGTGTACAAATTCCAACACCATTCTCAACAGCATCGATGGCAGAATCACATTAAATTACAGACCATCCAAAGGCACTCCCAAATATGATCCCAACCAGAAAAATCTTGCCATAGTGTGGGACATTCTTATGCAAGATTATCGCTGTGTGAATTGCAATAGCTGTGAATTGATAACCACCATACCTGCAGGTGAAGCATTCTGGAAATATTTCAAAGACAATCTAATGAAGTTATCATCTTCACAGAAAACCATGTTTATGGATTCATAATGAAAGCCGAAAGACTAGAAAAAGAGATCAATCACTTTCTTCAACAGAAGATCTCCATTAACATCAACAATAAAACTGTGAAGACAGGCAAGCTAATTCTTTTTTGCATCAAAGACTTCTACCTGGTGTTCACTCTCGGCATTGCTCATTCCAAGAAAATATTTGAAATTCCCTACCCTTATAATTTCACAATCAAAGACAAAGGGATTACCCTGGACTATACATTGAAATCCTTTTCATCAAACATGCAAAGCATAGATAGCTATGTGAAGCTGTTGACACCCAAGAAGCCCAACAAGTATTTTAATTCATATGCTGAAATTATTACTGTAGAAGATGGGGCTTGAGAAAGTAAATAGATTATGGGAATTAACTGTGAAGTGAAGCTGGAGAAGAGCAAAGCTTCAAATAAGCTTTATTTTGACAAGAAGCTCAAGCAATTTTCAAATGAATTCAAGAGAAGCGGTGTCATAGAGGTTCTGAAGCTGCACCGATATTACATGAAGCCTTCCAAAAGAAAGAGACTTTCCAGGGAAATATCTGCTGCCAAGTGGAAGTATTATTGATTGTCCGGATGCCTCTTTATACATAAATAAAGAGTGAGACAGTATAGTTATTACTTTGAAGTCAAGGACTTGGTCCTTCAATTCTTAGCTGCTTTTGATAATGTGGTAATCAAGAGATATGACAAGAATCGCAATCCTCTCACCACACAACAAGTAAGATATGTATACGCTCCAAAACAACGTGTTCTCTTTGATCTGGTCAATCCTGCACAAAATGTAACTCTTCCTTGCATCAGCATTACAATCAACAGCATTTCACGCGACAACAATCGTGTCTTCAATAAGAACGCTGGTTTTTATGCACATGGTACACCAACTGAGCGAGCACCAGGCGGTCAATCCTATTATTACAAAGCACCAGTCCCAGTTAACATTGACATTTCCATGAGCATCATTGCTCGCTATCAATCAGACATGGATCAGATTCTTAGTAACTTTGTACCTTTTAATAACCCCTACATTATCCTCAGTTGGACCATACCCAAAGAATTCAACCTTCCTTACACACAGGAGATTAGAACTGAAGTTGCGTGGAATGGTAACATCAACCTTGAGTATCCAACAGACATAAACGGTCAACAAAAAGCTCAGATTATTGCTAACACTGGCTTCACTATCAAAGGCTTTTTGTTCCCTGATCCAGAAAACCCAGTTAATAATATCTTCCGTATTGATGTGAGCATGACAGCTGTGAGTGCAGGCACACCACTTGAATATGGTGCCTACAGTACCTTAAAATCGCAGGTCATTACAGACCAGGACTCACTGTCTGCTTTCTACAATACAGATACATTCTCCGTTTCAGGCCGACCCGTTATAACTGGCGTGCAGTTATACACCACACCAGCAAATCCCTACAACACACCCGATCCCACATCCTAATGAGTAAAATTATACCATCCTTCACAATACCTGTGAGTACTAACGATGCAACTATCGTTTTGGAAGGCAATATGTTTAAATACCAAACAGCCAACGGACTTTACTTGAGCTCCAACAAATTTAATGGCAATGAAAAGCTATTTAATTTGTACAGCAATACAAGGAGTGTGAGTGCGGCAAATCCACCCTTCAGTGCTTATCCTGTGGATTATTTTACTGTATTTACAAACAATACATTGAGTTTTAGATTGTCCGCTTTTAGCTACCCACAGCGGCTCGATATAATATATGCAAACCCAGCAGGCTATAGGCTAGCATCTGCAGGTAAGCGATTCTCATATATTGAGATTGTTTAATGTTGATTCTATACATTGGATATATAAATTAACGTATATGGACGAAAATAAGCTTCTCGAGGTTAAAACGAAAATTGAACAACTGCTCACTGAATATCAGGCAGCACTTGTCCCAGTAACGCTTATTAGCGGGGACAGGGTTATGAGCCGTGTGGATATCGTTTCGACTGATGCATTAAAGAAGACCGATAATAAAGCCTAATTGCTTGTTTATTCCGTAGAGCATAGAACTAAATAATCCTATGCCATTTCGGTCGTTTAATGACTTTAGTCCAATTGACCCTATACCAACAGACTATCTTGTTGGATTCAGGCCACTGGTTGGTGAATTTAAGGTAAATTTCTATACAATCTCCAAGATTATATCTGGTGGGTTGACGACAACCCCAAACAATCTGTATGTTACCATAAGCGGTAATGATTTTGAATTTCGCGGACTTGGTGAAAATGAGCCATTTAAAACAATCAAAAGAGCATGTCAGGTTGCAGCTGCAAACCCACTTAACAAATATACCATCTTTGTACGTTCTGGTGATTATTTTGAACAAAATCCTGTCTACGTGCCACCAAATTGTTCAATCATTGGAGACAATTTAAGACGGGTCAGTGTTTACCCTGTGAACCCAACGTACGATATCTTTTGGGTAACAAATGCTGATTATTTGTGGGGCATGACTTTTAGAGGACACAGATCACCTGGTGCTGCTGTAGCGTTTCCAAACACAGATCCCCTGCAACCACAATACAATGTTGCTTTCAATTATCCGAGCTTATCTTGTACACCACCTACAAATAAGAATATACCCACCAGTCCACTTTACATTAGAACCAGCCCCTACATTCAAGGTTGTAGCTCCATCACACAATCATCCCCTGCAGGGGCAGATAACGCTGGTGCAGGTTGCAGAATAGACGGTGGACTGGTGGGTGGTTATATCAGAAGCATGGTAATGGATTCTTATACACAATTTAATGAAGGTGGAGTTGGTATACACATTACCAACAATGGTTATGCACAGTTGGTCAGTATTTTCACAATTGCCGCTACCTATGGTGTGCTTTGTACTGATGGTGGCAGTTGTGATGTGAATACATCCAATTGTTCTTTTGGAAATTATGGCCTGGCAGCTTTTGGCAAATCCCCTGTTGCAGCTCTTACTGGTACCCTGACAACTAATCTTTCTGGCGGTGAGAGTGTCATTACAGTAAACAATGTTTCTACTACTTTGTTAGCAACGACACCTTCTCTAGGAATGCTGTTTGAAATACAGGGAGACAGTTCAAGTACACAATACATAGTTTCTTCTGCTGCTCGTGTTGGGACAAATACATTTGATGTTTATATTGAACCGCCCACAACAATTGGTGCACAAAATTTCTATGGTAGAAAAGTTTATTTCTATATTCGAAGCAGCATTCTTGCTAGCGCAATTACGTTTGAATATGTGGGCACCGGTACAACACTTGTTTCTGCTTTACCTATTCTTGGCGGGCAAACTATTCTAGATAATGAAGTGGTGTCAAGCGGCGGTGGTGCTGTATTTTTTACTGCCACAAATCAGAGTGGTGATTTTAGAGTGGGTACTGAATTTACTATCAAACAATCAACTGGAACCATTGAGGGTCAGACCTTTCAGAGATCCATCTTTTCACTAGTTACACCCTTCGTACTAGCTATTGAATGAATAAATAAAATATGGCAACAGTACCTCTCAATCTTTTCAGAAGCCTTCTAACCCCTTTATCCACAATAGGGTTAGTACCCAGTCTGTATACTGCACCAACACAGCGTGCTGCCATTATTCTGACTGCCCAAACCACAAATATTACTAATAGCTATCAAACAGTAACAGCTTCAATATCAAGTGCAACTTCCAGCACACAGACTTTCTTAGTCAGTGGATTTGCCATACCACCCAATGATGCAGCAAACATTATTCTTGGAAAAATTGTGTTAACTGAAGGCGATAAGCTTATTGCATCCTGCAGTCAGAATAACGGTGTTCACTTGACTCTTTCTATTCTTGAAACTATTAATACGCCAGCATAATGAACACAACACGCCCGAGTTTTATAAGCGAACGGGTGCGAGTAAATCCACCACTAAGCGCCGACACACTTAGATATCAATATTTAAATCTACAAAACGCTGAGCCTAATTTTGGTGTACCTGCACCTGCAGCTTCTAGTGCTTTCAATACATTTGTTTTAGCAACAAATTCTATTGGTGAGCGATTCATTTTAAAAACTACTCTGTGGGATAGTTCGTACACTACACTACAGGCAAACAGCGCCAATTGGCTCACCATTCAAACAGCTGATACTCGTTATTTGAGATTAACCGGAGGCACAATAGAAGGTGATCTTCTTGTCAAGGGTGGTGTTTTTGCAACTGGCGGTCTGTCTGCTGTTAGTGCACAGTATTTTATAACTACATTAACCGGTTTAACTTCCTTAAGTGTACAGTCACTTGGTTATGAGCCTGCCTTGTTTGTTGGATCGTTTGGTGGTAATTTCTATATCGCAAAATTTACAGACACAGATTATAATGTGGATGTACTTCGTATCAACGATGCTACTGGTACTGGCAGAGGTAAGATTGGAATTAATACTAGCTTCCCAAACACAGAACTAACTGTAAATGGTAGTATTAGTACTAACAGTATCCTTTATGTGCAGAACTATACCAGTGATCAATTTGCTAGTACATATGTTTCCACAAGAACAACTTCTGCAAATTGGGATACAGTTTATTCCACAGTAAGATCTCTTTCTAATAGCTGGGAAGAATCTGCTGAAATTCTACCCACAGTAACAAATTATCTTTCCACAAACAACGTTTTGATTAAAAATTTAACCGTTACAACAGGTCTCAGCGTAAATGGAGGCCTCAGTGCAGATAGAATTTATGGCTCATTACAAAACAATATAATTGATGCGTTTGTTGGTGATGGTATTACAACCACCTTTAATTTAACACAGACTGTGGCAAGTGTTAATAATATTCTTGTTTATGTAGGAGGTATCTATCAAGATAAAGTGACATACAGCATAGCAAGTGGACCGTCACGAATTATATTCACACAGCCACCACCTGCACCAGATGTTGCATTAGAACCAAACATTGAAATAGTTTATTTACAAGCCAACCCATTATCAATTGGCACTGTGGTTGATGCATCAATTACAACACAGAAAATAGCTGATAGAGCCGTTACTTCAAGAAAACTTGATAGCAATCTGACAGTATTTGGTAGTCTGTCTGTTGTTGGTACTCTATCTGCAGCAAACTATGTTCTTACCAATTCTTCCACACCATATCAAACCTTCAATGTAACAACTGGTCAGACTGTTTTTAGTTTATTATGTGCAGCTGCATCAGTAAACGAAATACATGTATTTGTATCCGGTGTCTATCAGAATAGAAATACATATTCTCTTACCAATCCTAATACTCTTGTGCTAACAGAGGCACCACCTACAGGTACCGATATTGTAGAAGTTGCGTATCTACGTCCTTTCCCAAGTGTGGCAATGTACCCTTCAATCAATTCAGTATTGCAAGACAGTATTGCAACAGGCGCCGTTACAACATCAAAAATAGGGTTGGAGGCTGTAACAACATCTAAAATTGCTCCAAGTGCCATTACCGGTGATAAGCTGGCCATAGAATTTACCTTGTCTAGCAATCTCACGGCTCTTAGCTCTTTCACAGTAACCAAATCAATGAGTGTTTTGAATACTGGTGCAAATATGGCACTGTATGTGGGTAGTTCTACAGCCAATACACTTGCAAAAATTGGCGTAAATACCAATCAACCGTCGTCAGAATTAACAATACGAGGAGCCATAAGTGCAAGCGGAGATATACGTAGCACCGTTCTAACAGAAAGAATGGTGTCTACAGCACTTATCTTTAGCTAACAATAGATGCATATTATAAATATAAATATAAATAAAGCGTGAAAACCGTACTCCAAGCCACATCTGCTACAATAGTATTCACACCTGGTGTTGCCGGCGCCGGTACACTGGATTTTACTAATTTCTTTTCCACAGCACCTTTTGTCATCAATCGATTGATGGCTGTAATCAACCAAACAAGAAATACAATCATTTATGCAGAGGCCCAAGCAGGATTAGGATGGACAAGCTGGAACCCCTCATCACATGTTTTAACTCTTAATTCTGATACTTCCACACATGCAGCAACTGATATATTGCAAGTAATTTACGATTCTCCTTCAACAGCAGTGGTTCCAATTGAAGAATACTTTGATCCTGTCAACAAGAGCCGTGTATCGACACCTCAATCATTAATTGATACAGACTTTGAATATGGTGTACAATCTACCAAATGGGAGACTGTGAATTTAATTAATAATCGTCCAACGGCGTTTTATGAACCAATAGTTCCAATGGATCCAGCTGCTATTACAGCAATCAACACCACAGCAGGTTCAAGAATTATTAATGTAACATGCAATAGTACCGCGAGTGGTTTCGGGGGGTTATCAGGTATAGCAATTGGTACACCAATATTTGTACAAGATACTATTGAAAACAATGCAAACGGATGGTTTGCTGTTTCCAGCGTCACAACTAACACAAGCTTTTTATATACTGCAAAAGCACCAATGCCTTCAACTGGAAACATTCTCGATTTAAACAGAACATTAATATACCCAGGTAATTTTTACACAGGTTCAGGTATTCCGTTACAAGTAACAAATGCCTTTACGAATGTAGGCACCGCAATCACGTGCACAACACAATTTGCACACGGTCTTTATACTGGAGATCCAATTTATGTTTTAGGTACAACCACAACAAACGGTCAAGGTTCCCCAAGCGGTGCATGGGTCGTAGCTTCTACTCCTAATGCAACACAATTCACCTTCAACGTTATCAATACACCAGGTGGTACTATTGCAAATACTGTTGGTAATGTTAATCTATTTGCACGACCCGGGGGGTACAGCATACACCGTGCTTATGATGGCGGGGTGCAATTTAGCAGTGGTTCTGGTCAACCCAACGCACAAACAATACGACAAACACGCAAATATTTTAGATATCAATCCGGAAAAGGCGTGCAATTTAGTACAGGATCTATTTTTAGACCCTCATTTCAACTCAACACACTCAGTGCTGCAAGTCTTACACTCAATGCCACAATAAGTGGCATATGCAAAGTACCCCATGGTATGCAGCCTGGCTCACAGATATCTGTAACTGATTCTACTGATTCAGCATACAATGGAACCTATGAAGTGCGCTCCGTTCCCAATGAACTCACCTTTACATATGCATCCTCAGGCACACCTACAAACCTACAAGCCCAAGGATTTCCAATATTTGCATCACCTGGTCCAAATTGGGGTTGCACTGTTCGCCTTGGAATGTTCGATCAACAGAACGGTCTTTTCTTTGAACACGATGGACGAGATACATACCTGGTTCGTCGAGGCAGCGTGCAGCAGATTGCCGGTACTATAAACATAGCAACCGGTACGAATACTGTCAACGGTACGAATACATTGTTCTCCAATCAACTTACCCCAGGGGATTTTATTGTTATAAAAGGCATGAGCTATCGCGTGCAGTCAATTGCTTCAGATACACTTCTGTATATTCTACCTGAATACAGAGGACCAACAGTAACAAACGGTATTGTTACCAAAACAATAGATACACGCATAAAACAGGATCAATGGAATATCGACAGACTCGATGGCACAGGGCCAAGTGGTTACATCTTGAATCCAAACAAAATGCAAATGTTTTACATTGATTACTCTTGGTATGGTGCAGGGTTTATTAGATGGGGCATACGTGCGAACAATGGCAATGTGCACTATGTTCATAAGATGTTGAATAATAATACTAATGCTGAAGCATACATGAGATCAGGTAATTTGCCTGCAAGATACGAAGAACATAACTTCTGCCCATCAACAATATTGACACAGACTCTGAACAGCGGCGACACAACAATTTTTGTTAGCAGCGTGTCGAGCTTTCCCCCTGCAGGCACAGTGAGAGTAACAACACCTGGCAATACTAGCTCTGCAACAATAGAATATATTCGATACAATACAAGAAACCTAGTTACAAACACACTTACAGGCTTGTCAAGAGCACAGACCGGTGGCAATGGAGTTGCACAGACATTTACCTATGCGGTACAAGCACCAACTCAAGTTGAACTTGTCGGTACTTCTGGTGGAACTGCTTCATCAAATGTGCCGCCAGCCATGGCCATTTCACACTGGGGATCCAGTGTCATCATGGATGGGCGGTTTGATGATGACTTGAATTTCGTCTTTAATGCTGGTCCTCCAGGTGCACAATCTATTGGTAGTGGCGCAAGAAACGGTATCATCAGTCTCAGACTTGCCCCAAGTGTAGATTCTGGTAGAACTGGTCTACTTGGAGTGAGAGAAATTATCAACAGAATGCAATTGAGATTACGATCCATGGATATTCTCACCAACAGTGCCACCGTTGGCATTAGAGTTGAGGTAATCTTGAACGGTAGAATACTGGCAGGTGGCGCCACATCATGGCAAAATGTTGGTGGATCTAGCTTGGCACAAATTGCTTATCACCCTGCGGGAGTACAAATAGTGGGCGGAGAAAGTGTATTCGGATTCTTTCATTATGGTGGATCAAGTTATCAGGACTTATCTCAGGTCAGAGAGCTCGGCAACAGTACACTCGGTGGCGGTACAGTAAATGTAGGTTCAACAACATCAGCTAATTTGTACCCTGATGGTCCTGACGTTTTAACTATTGTTGTGTCACCTAATGCTGGAGCAAACATTCAGTCCAGACTCTCTTGGACTGAGGCACAAGCATAATGTATGGCACTCACAACCATAGTACAAGGTTTATTAGCGCCTAACGCAGTTACTTCAGCCACAGTTTCTGCTTATAATATACAATCGCTCAACATTGCATCCAGTGCTATTGAAACAAGACATTTGGTTTTAAGTGCAGTAGATAAATTTAACATAACATCAAATGCCATTGAGTCCAGACATGTAACAGACAATGCAATTCAAACACGCCATGTTGCAACATCTGCAATAACTTTAACAAAATTAAATGAGTCTGTTGAAAACTACTTCACCAATGTGCAGGTTATAACATCCAATTCGACGTCTATTGCAATTGGAGCCGGCTTCGAACAAGTATACAATGGTAAAATACTACAGATACGTGAAAATGTGGGCACATGTCAAATTAATTTTACTACACCCTTTGTTGCTAAAGGGTTCAATATGACTATTGTAAATGACTCAATACATAATATTCAACTAACTTCTACATCGCTAGGACAGCCTTTGTCATTTGGCAAGATACTCTCCGGTTCTCAAGCTGGGCAGAAACTGTACACCTCTGCCACAGTATATCGTGTTGGAGATGATCTGTTTGCAATAGGTGCTTTGAGTCAATAAAGCTGTTTAAATATCTTCTAATTCAAACAAAGATAACAAATCAATACCAAATTTCTTCTTGAAATAATCCTTGCAACTGTTGATCAATAGATTGTATTGTGTTCTATCCAGATTGTGTCTGTTCTGCAATTCCATGAATTGATTGCGCATGCGTTCTACAGCCTCCATGTCTTCACTAGCCCATGCTTCATCTATTTCTGCCAAAATCTTTTCACTCTCTTTAACAGTCCATAGGTAAGTTTTGTTCAAAATCTCCAGTTGCTCAAGCAATGCATCAACCGACATCATGTGTATTTGTAGATCTTCTTGCCTTTTTTGACGGTGTAATTTCTAATTTCTGCATTTGCTGGTGACCAAGCAATGCCATCAAAATTGGTATCATACACCTTCTTTTTTATTGGACGTGGTTTATCGCCTTTGCCTGCCATATCTTATATAGTAAATTAATATTCTTAAAAATCAACATCAAACCACTTTGACAAAACCACCACTGTTCCACAGGGCACCAGTAGGCAAACCTACACTTGATGTGGGTAAATTGGACATTACAATCAAAGCACCAGTTGCTGAAACAGTGCCTACTACAGTCAATGCATTACTATTGTTATCTGTGCCAATGCCAACATTGCTGGGAATGTAAACACCGCCACCAGCACTAACTAAAAATTGTTCTGTACGAGTTGTGGAGAGTACATTTGTATCTGTACTGCCTTTCCATATCCAGGTCCTATCATGGGCTGCATGCACATAAGTTCCTGCGGCATGGCTGTATTGTCTTGAAGCAAGCGTACTACCACCCTCAGCGTGGCTTGCAAACCCTGAAGCAATTGTATTGAAGTTTTGTGCATGGCTGTTATTACCAGAAGCCAATGTATTTGTACCTTCTGCATGGCTTGCATCCCCTGAAGCAATTGAACCGAACCCCTCTTGCACACTGCGCGTGCTCAACACTGTTAGAACAGTAATATTATTTGACTGCAATCTTAAACTATTTGTATCTGTTGTACCTACTATCACAGTGCCTGCATTGCCACCATTTGCCACGTAACTTGCACTGTTGGTTTGATAAACAGAAGCAGTATTAAAAGCATTATTCCAATACGCACTATTAGTGGCAACTGTGGTTGCACTGGAAGTATTGCCCCATGCAGCACTATTCTGATACACATTAGAATATGTGCTATTCCAAGCACCGCTTAATATAGAAATACCGCTCACTTGGTTCCGTAAAGTAGCAACATAAGGCACACTCTGGAAATATGCTTCATTCCAATTGCCAGAAGCTGCAACAATATCCGATAAATTAGGTTGAATGCCCCAGAAACCGCTGAAACTACTGACCGTGGTGTATGTGCTGTTCCATGATCCAGTATTTGGACTCATCAAGCTCACACCGTTAAAGGCATAATCATATCGGCCACTGTTGGCACGCAATGTGTCAGTTGTGTATTGATATGGTAAATTCAAAGCAGTGATGGAAGCAATGGATGTTTTTGTTTCAGAAGCATTTCTGTAGCCGACTAAAAAGTCCGTTCCTTGAGGAGTGACTGTTGTAAAAGTACCAAAATTCACGTTTGCCATACACGTTATTTATGGATAAATGTAATAAATAACCGATATGGCCTTACGCAAAATTCAGTCCGAAATGGTTAGCAATGTTGCTAATATAGGTTTTAATACAGGCACAGCTTTTACCAGTCTTTCTGTCGTAGGAACCCTTAATGCTGGAATACTTTCTGCAACCACAATATTTGGCGCAATTCCAAGTGCTACTAATTTTGCTAGTGTTTATTCAACTTATAATCAACTGAGCGGTTCTTATGTAACAAATAATTACAATGGCAATGTCACCATATTAGGCAGTCTCTCTGTGTTAGGTGATATCACCTACATTGATACAGCTGTCACAGTTACAAGTGCTTTGAGCGTCATAAACCTTGGCACAGGACCTGCACTTGTAATAAACCAAAAAGGCTCGCAACCAATTGCTAATTTTCTGGATGATGATGTTTCAAGTCTCTACATTGCCGATGGTGGCAATGTGGGCATCAACATAACAACCCCACTTGCCAGATTCACTGTGAATGGTGCAATCAGTTCTTCCGGCAATGTAACTGCCAAGGATATCACCACATCAACATTTTTTATCTCTGGTGGCAAGGATCTTTCGCAGGTTATACGAGACAATTATAGCGATGTACCAACCACATACACCACATTTCATGGAGTCGCAAACAAAACTCTGCCTTATTCTTCAACACGACCTTTCTCAGCAAATTGGGATTTGAATAATTACCAATCTGCTACATTGTATCTGTCTGCAGGAAATGCGCTATTAAGAAATCCAACCAATCAAGTGGCCGGCGGTACATATGTATTATTTGTACGAACACTGTCTGGCAATGCTCTGTTGAGTTTTGATTCTTTGTATAGATTCCCAAATTCTGCCCCACCCACGGTAAGTCAAGGTCCAAGTGCTGTAGATATCTTCTCCTTCTTGAGTGATGGACAATATATGTATGGCACAACAGTCCAGAACTTCACCTGGGCATAATCTTTTATGGCCTGGCCGGTTATCCCGTTAGCATTCTCTGGTAGTACACCACAATTTCAGGTGTCCAGGAGTCTACGGTTTGATGGCACATCTAGTGTTCTTGCCGGCAAGAACAGATTTGAAGGCAACAGGCAAAAGTTCACCCAATCCATGTGGATCAAAAGAGCCAGGCTTGATGTGACACAGTGGTTATCCATAAATCCAAGCGCAACATATGGAGCCGGCCTCTACATTCACTCAGACAATAGATTGTGGGCTTTCATTAATTATATTGAATCTACCAACACATGGCAAGGCATTATAGCCACACAACAATCTCTTCGGGATCCAACTTCATGGTATCATATCAATCTGGCTGTTGATACTACACAAGCACTACCACAAGACAGAATTAAACTTGCTCTAAATGGTTCCACAGTCACATCACTCATAACATCTTATCCAGGAAGTGCCGGCATATTATCATACCCTGCATTAGGCACACAAACAAATTTCAACACACAATTCGTTAGTTATGATATCAATGCCCTGGTTGGTGGACCAGGATTTAGATACATTGGAGGCTGGCCAGGGCAATATTTTGATGGCTACATGACTGAGATAAATTATGTGGATGGTCAAGCACTGGATCCAATAGCTTTTGGCAGATATGATGAAAATGGCATGTGGGTGCCCAGAAGATACAATGGCAATTTTGGACCCAATGGTTACTATCTTCCTCTAAATGATAACTCAAGTCGTGGTGCACTTGGATTGGATGGCAATCAGCTCAATTCTGTAGATCCATTCTGGCCATTTACTGTGTTTCATTTGCAAACACGAACAGGTATTCCATTTGGGAACAACAACACCTTCATTGATTCATCCAACACTGGTGCAACCATAACACGCACGGGCAACGCTTCACAAGGCACTTTTAATCCTTATAGTTTGTTTGCCTCTGAGGCAGCAACACGTGGTGGCAGTGTGTATTTTGATGGCAATAGTCAATTGGATGCTGGTTCAAATGCAAACTTTGCGTTTGGTACCAACAGTTATACTGTGGAGTTCTGGGTATATTCCACAGTTAACATGAACACCTATGCAGCTGGTCAAGGCCCAGTGTTCATATGTAATGATGCAACTAACGGGTGGGGAATTTTTAACAATAGTACAGCTGGTCAGGGTATTACTTTATTTACTAGAAATATAGGCAATACCTACCCCACAGGTGTGCAGCTTCCATCCAATCGATGGAACCATATTGCTGTTTCACGATCGGCACCTGCAGGCAATGCGTTTGCGATATGGTTAAATGGTACCAGAATATTAGTCGGTGGTGATTCCACAAATTGGTCTATAACAGGTCCTTTGAAAATAGGAAACATTTCTACTGCTGGATTTAGTTTACGAGGATACATGGCTGGTCTTCGCATTTCAAACAATGAAGCAATCTATGATCCAGCAAGTACTACTATCACTGTGCCCACTGCACCCCCTACAAATATTGGCTCTCCTTCCACAGTATTTTTATTGAACGCCAATAATGCAGCCGTGTATGATGCAACAGGTTTTCACAATCTCAACACACTGAATGCTGCGGCAGCCTCACAAGCACAAACACTCTACGGCAATAGCAGTTTATTCTTGGATGGATCCACACTAGCCGCTTGTGTGAGTTCCAACATATATAATAACTACCTTGTTAATTTTGCAGCAAATGATTTTACTGTGGAATCGTGGTTGTGGTTACAAACAGCTCCTACCGGTAGTACGCCAACTGCTCTTGGGTTCATAGCTAGTGTACATGATAACACTAGTACCAGCACATGGACTTGGTATGTAAACGTTAATAGAACGATATCTTTCTATGGTGTCGGTGGTGTTGGTCTTGCAGTCACCAGCAATAATGCTATACCCTTGCAAACATGGGTGCATGTTGCTGTGGTTAGAAATGGAGATTTCTTAACCATTTATATCAATGGTGTGGCTGATGTAACTACTCGCGTTGCCGGCGGAACATACACCGCCGAGAGCATTGCTTCACTAGTCATTGGAAGACGCTATCAAGGTGCTGCACCAACTGTTATAGATGCATTCAATGGTCATATATATGATCTTCGCATAACACGAGCGGCAAGGTATCTGGGCAATTTCACCCCACCCACACAAGCACTACCCACCACTGGCAGCACTCAAGGATTCTGGCCATACAACATACAGCTTGGCGGTCACAGAGAAATGGATAGCATGCTGGATGTGCCTGCCAATTGGGGTACAGATAATGGTGGCATACTCTCCGGTACCATGAGAGGTAACTATGCCACCATAAGTAACGTAAACAAAAGTGCAGGGTTCGTGGCAAGCAATGGTGGGCTTGATGTATCTAGTGCAGCGGCTGGAAATGTCTGGAGACCCGCCACAGCTACACATGCAGTGTCTTCAGGCAAGTGGTATTGGGAAGTTGCTATTAATACTAGCCCTGTAGGAAACGGCATCATGATAGGTGTGGCCAATACCAGATGGGATGCATTTACAGAAAATCCTTCAGTTACATATCCTGGTGGTGATGCTGCATTAAATTCATGGGGTTATTATATCAACGGAAACATGTACAGAAATAACGCAGGTACAGCTTATGGTACCTCATATACTGCCAATGATATCATAGGATTTGCTTTGGACATGGACAATGGCACATTTTATGCAAGCAAGAACGGTGTGTGGCAAGGCATAAACAATGCATCTAACCCAGTAGTCAGTAATCCATCCATAGGAAGAAATCCAGTTAATCAAATTTCTGGTAGAACTTTCCCGCTTACCGGTTTTCATTTTCCCGCCTTTGGGGTATATGGTGGAGACACATATTCTGTTAATTTTGGCCAGCGACCTTTTGTGTATGCAGATGGACCTGCATTATCCGCTGGATTCAAACCAATTTGTACCACAAACATCATACCACCATTGAACAACCCCCACAGCTTCTTTGAAGCCACAAGCTACACTGGTGGTACCAACACCTTTAACCCTGATCCTGCTGCTGGTCAATTGGTACTGGCTCTACCCTTGGATAGCTACAACACCCATTTTGATGTGAGCAATGAAATTAGTAACAGAATTTCTCAACCCAAATCACTGTACACAACCACAGGTGTCACCTACACATCCATATCAGGTGCCGCTTTCAATGGAACCACTGGCTACATTGAACTATCTTCACATCCTGATTTTGATTTGGGCATAGCAGGCAATTGGACCATTGAATGGTATCAGTTTTGGAATGTTTTGACAGGCTTTCAAACTGTGTGGAGTAACAACTACACTACAATACCAAACTTACTAATACAATCTCAAAATAACCTGGGTAGGTATCAGCTGTACACAAATGGTGGCACATCCATCTTGAACGAGGGCAATGCACCCACCCCCAGTCTGTGGTATCATTATGCAGTTGTGAAGAATGGCACCACATACACCATATTCCGCAATGGATCAGCAACTGGTGTGACAACGTATAATGCTGTAACCAATGCTGGTAGTTCCACATTTCGCCCTGAAATAGGTCGTGGATCAGGTACATACTTCCTTAATGGTAACATACGTGATTTTAGAATATACAAAGGATGGGCCAAGTACACCACCACATTCAACCCTGCCACAGCTACAACTGCAGTGGTAGCAACCACAGGCACAGGGTTTGACAAATCCATCAATCTGGGCTTTCAACCTGATCTGGTGTGGGTCAAAGCCCGCAACATTGGCAGAACTTCTCACATACTTGTGGATTCAGTACGCGGTGGCACCAGCACACTCTCTGCCAATAGCTCTGATACAGCAACCATAAGCTCCAATAATATTACTTTTTTCCAAACTGGCTTCACTGTGGGTGGATCAGTATCAGCCAATGCAACTATCATACCTGCTGTACCAGCATTCTTTTACGGCACCGGGGAGAATACCAACGGTCAATTGGGTCTTGGAGATAATAGCGATAGAAACCGATTTAACCCACTAACTGGCAATTGGTCACAAATGGTTGGTGGTTTAGTCCATGCCATGGCACTAAGTGCAGGTACTACCAAATGGTTTGGCACAGGATCCGACGGCTACGGTCAATTGGGTCTTGGAAATAACCCTGGCTATAATACATATGGTGGTTCAAGTGTAAAATATAATACATTTACTGCATTAACAGGGGATTGGTCACAAATGGCATGCGGTAAGTTCTTTACTATGGCACTAAGTGCAGGTACCAACAAATTATTTAGTACAGGTTATAATGAGTATGGTCAATTGGGAATAGGTACTTCTGATGTTTTTGGTAGCCAAAATGTAAATCTATTCACAACACCACTCACAGGCAACTGGTCACAGGTGGTCTGTGGATTTATCCACACCATGGCATTGAGTGCAGGTACAACTAGGTGGTTTGGCACTGGGTTTAATAATTCTGGTGCACTAGGACTGGGAGATAATAGCGATAGAAATGTATTTACATCACTCACAGGCAATTGGTCTCAAATGGTTTGCGGTGATAGCTTTACTATGGCACAGTCAGCGGGTACAACTAGGTGGTTTGGTACTGGATCCAACCCATTTGGTGCATTAGGTCTTGGAGATGAAAGCGACAGAAATGCGTTTACACCACTCACAGGCAATTGGTCTCAAATGGTGTGTGGTGGTTACCACACCATGGCATTGAGTGCAGGTACAACTAGGTGGTTTGGCACGGGGCGTAATGGTGTAGGTGCACTAGGACTGGGAGATAATAGCGATAGAAATGTATTTACACCACTCACAGGCAATTGGTCTCAAATGGTGTGTGGCGGTAATCACACCATAGCGTTAAGTGCTGGTACTACCAAATGGTTTAGTACTGGGTATAATAATTCTGGTGAATTGGGGTTAGGAGATAATAGCGATAGAAATGCATTTACACCACTAACAGGTGATTGGAGCCAGATGACAAGCGGATATGGTTTCACCATGGCATTAAGCATTTCATCTGCAGAAAGTCAAACATTACGTACAGCTACAAACCCCTTCAACCCACAACTCAACACACCTGGTGCCACATACACTGCATATGGTTGGAAGCGCAATGCATTGGCAGGGTTTGATATTGTTACAGTTTTCAAATCTAGCGCTACCAGCCAAATATTCAGTCATAGCCTAGGCAAAAAACCAGCCATGATGATTGTGAAAAGTAATAGCTGGTTCTCTTCACCTTGGTTTGTGTATCATTCTTTTGCTAATGTCTCACCAGCAACTGTAGCTACATGCTTTGATCAAGCCGCCCCGTTTGTTTACTCTAACGGGTGGAATAATACTGAACCTACAGCAAGTCAATTTACTCTTGGAAATGTGTCGGACTGGTTTAACAGTCCATTGATTGTCTATTTGTTTGCTGAAATACCTGGATTCAGTAGCTTTGGAAGCTACACAGGCAATGGCAGTGTAGATGGTCCATTTGTGTGGTGTGGATTCAAGCCTCGATTTGTTTTAACGAAGAAGGTTAATGGTACCAGCGATTGGCTCATCTGGGATTCTTCGCGCGGACCAACTAACCCCATCAGCCCACATTTCTCAGTGAATAATAATGCTGCAGACAATTCAACAGCTGCACCCACATACAATGGTTACATAGATTTTACTGCAACTGGATTCAAACTAAGACTGTCAAGCCCGCCAAATGAAGCTTCAGTACCTGCAAGCATATACATGTTTGCTGCATTTGCAGATAATCCCTTTGGCAGAGTACCAGGTCAAGTACTAGCAGTATAAAAAAGGGTTTTTGTCTTGCGACAGAGGATAACCCAAAACCTCACGGGTTCTTAGCAGGACGACGTTTCTTGCCGCCTCCACCACTTCCCGAGGGAAGATTGTCCGATGCTCTGAAAACTTTGTATTCGTAGTAACCATACACAGCAAAACCAACTGCAATTGCAATGCTAATCAAAATGGCAATTAATTCTCTCACAACCCTAGTATAAGATAATTCTTATATAACTCAAGCAAATTTCTCAATTATTTCATAATCCCGTTCTAAGATATCTATGGAGCCATATGCTCTAACAAAATAACGAAATATATCAAAAGACATTTTTATCTGACAACTTGACATCACACCTTCTTTTGTTCTCACAACGACCTCAAAAGTTTTATCTTCAATATTGTACATCTTTATAATGTGTGCAACAGTTTCCTCTATGATAACAATAGTTTCTGGAGAATACTTTGTTTTACCAATTTTCTTCTCTTCAACCTTGAGTCGAAGAATAATGTGTGCAGGTGTCATCTGACAAATAGAAATAATATTACAGCTGCAGCAAAAGACAGCAAGGAAAGAATGCCTGGCATACTAACACCACACCGCTTTCTGTCTATGTCATTCACATACATCAATGCAGCTGCATAGGATTCATTCAGAAAGAGCTGCTCATTCTTATGCCTCAGCCTCATAATATAGTTTAACTTCTATTTTGAGTAATCCACATCTTCTTTGGCCAAGTAGCCTCCAAGAATCTTGCTCTCAACCACAAGATTTTCCACAATTTCTTCAGTCATGGTGTCACATGTGTTCATGCAATCCACCACCATGAATCCCAAAAACTTTTTATTCAAAGATTTGATTGCAAATATATGAAAACCTTTCACTCCACGATCATTCCAAAATGCCTTGAGAGTGGAGCTGTTATCTTGTACAATTGCAGTGTTGTGAACGCCATATTGACCATCTTCTTTCACTTTCTTCAAGATGGAAGCAAACACTGACACTGGCACATTCTGGATGACACTCAATTCACTGGAAATGCCAGGACGGCATGCTTCATATGTTAAGCTAAACTTTTGAAATTTATGAGTTTTATCTGAAGGATAAAAAGAGCCACCATTGTGAAATTGTGCAATCCAGACCCTGTCAAAATTATATTCAGACCGAATATTCTCTATGCGCTGATCAATCATTTCATTGGCATGCAGCAATTTGAGAATTTCGTCTGTTTCTTCTTCTTCTATAACAACTTTCTTGCGAGAGAATTTTTCTGAAGCCCATGAAGCAACCACAGGACTCAACACACCTGTGATGAAAGCAGTTACAACCAAGGTAAGATTGCGGGCAAACTCTGCATTATAGAGAAAATCCATACATATTTATTTATATGGATTTAGCAAAGTAAGTTGACTGTTAAGCAGTTATTGTATTGAGGGGGGCTGCATTTGTAACCACACGCAGGGCCCATTGATCGTAATAGCTGTAAGCTGTTAAACCTTCACAATTGGTGCAATTCTCTGGATATTCATAGCGAATGGTAGTAACTGCAGGGTACAAAGTGCTATTGAACTTTGTCAGATTAACAAATGATTGATTGACGCGTGTTTGAAAGGTATCAACTGTTGTCCGTGTTATTGGCATAGTGTCATTATTTATGCTACCAAACAATTAAATAATGCGGAAGCCTATGTATGTTTGAATCAAGAGTAGTAAAAAATCCAGAACTTGTCGAATATGGCAAGTTTGTTGAACTTAAAGATGATAGTAGATTTCCAGCAATCTCTGTAATACGTGTTTCTAATCGTGATCAAAGTAATGCCTTTCCAAATAACATAGGCCTCCCACCATTAACATCTGTGGAAGTGTATCCAAAATATGGTGTTATTACCTACCTAGCAAACACTACAGATATTGTAGTTTCACTTTCTTCAAGCAATCTAAACATTGGCGATGTGGGTCTCCTTGATCATTATACCACAGGGTTTACAACTTATGGTAGCATCATATACACCAACACAGCCCCTGGTGGTCAGCTCATGGGAGCAGTATCAGTTAAACCATATGGCACCACTACGGTTGATGGGGCCGTAAGAATAACCAACACCGCAGCAGTATCAGGATCAGTAACTGCCACCATATTGCAACAAGTACCTGAGATCTATACCATACATAATTTTGGAATTTTTACTCACCGTGGTTGGACCATGTCTGATGATTTAATTCCCATGATTACAATAAGAGCCAAAAGTACTGCATCTAAAACTGTAAAAATATTAGAATATGAACTGGGCAACAACAATGCCAATTCAAGCACTGTAGCTTATGTGTGGTATGAGGATACAACAATAACTGGCACAGTACCAACCTTTTCTTCTGTAAATACAGACGCTGAATATCGCTTTTACACTGATGCATATGGGAGCAACATCCCCAACGGGTTCACAGGTGGAACAAAAAGACACGGTGGCATTGTGATTGGTAAGAACTCTGAAGCTGAAACTGCATTGAGTAACATACCATTGTCCGCAAATGGAAAAAACTTAACTCTGTGTGTTCAAAGATTAGATAGTGCAACTAAATTAGACTTATGGATAGCAATGACAATAGGTATTTTTTAACATCTTCAAGCATCATGGCATGCATGAGTCTAATTGAAGCACTCTAATCAAGTCTTTTCTAATTTTCCTGACAGCAAGTTAAATGCCCACCCATCTCTTCCATGGAACGCATCATATAAATCAGTATTAAAGTTAATCAATTGTTGTGGTGTCTTGAAATTACTATTACTTGGCAGAATACTGGTCAAGGAAAATTCTTCCTTGCCATACAATAAATCTAAAAACGATTCGTAATAGCTAACCGTTTTGGGTTTTGAGCTCTTCATTAACACGTTTATTTATACGGTTAAATAGCTCATAAGGAAAATAAGAACTTTCAATTTCACGAATTTGTGCACTAAGTTTTTCCACTGCTTCCTTGGCACAACGATAATCAATGTAGACTTGGTGACCATCTCTGTGGTAGCCATCTGGCTTGAAGGTCATCTCAATAACTGGCACTCGCTGCCCACGAGCCAACACTTTAGCAGTATTAACAATTTTATTTGTTACAGCGTTGTATTCTTTTCTTTTCGTCATGCACCTAATATAGATTATTTTCTATTATAGGTCAAGCTATATTACCAATTTTTGCAGCTAAAATATTTGGCAGTACCAGGTTTAGCAGAAGAACATTTGTGCCGAGCTCTAAAGGACTTGCGACGCTTTGGATTGGATTTCTTGATGCGTCTGTTGGGATCTCCATAATGCACCCGTTTTAACTTGCCACCTGCACGTGTACATCTCATATATTTTTTATCTGTACGTGTTGAAGATTGTTGGCCTGTTACCTTGGTGCAACGGGCCCCTTTTTTCTCTTCAATAATAGCCTCACTGAGCTGTGAGATTTCTTCAGATAGCAGTTGCAAGTATATCCTATCGAACATGATAGAATATTTATTCTATATCAAGTTGATTTAGAGAAGTTTTTAACGCAACTGCGCGCACCATTGGGTACAAAGTATTTCTTATTATTGTCCCAACATTCCTTGGTCATGACTTCAATAGCGCCAGCCGTCTTGTGCCCGTAAACCATTCTGCCATAACGATTACGAAGTTTTTCTGGTGGCAAGTTAATCTGCGGCTTCTTGAAGCCAATGGGAAAAGGTGGCTGATGGTTCATGGGCATCCAACAGTATAAGGCCGGTTAGTAACTGAAGCCTTGGTGACACTAGAGTAGTAAGCCAAGCAGCTTACCAACAAACACCACATCATGATCCAAAATAAGTTATCTTTCATTTGCCATATATTATATGATTCATCTCTTAGGTCAAGAAAAAAAAATACTTGACTGAATCCATAATTCATGCATAATAATGGCATGATGAATGAAAAACCTACGTGGTTCTATACGAATGCCCCCACAAAAAAAGCGGCACTCAAATTGATGCGGTCTGAGCATAAAGTTAAACTCGCTCGCCGCGTTAATAATGCAGATGAGTTTATTGAACGAATAAAAGGTTCCAAGGGAACATGGCATCATCCTCAACTGGATAAACAGTGTTTGAATGTGTTGATTGGAGAGTTTCTAACTCAAGATCCTGATGAATATTGGAATGAATATCATCGCGTTGATGAAAGTAAACTTAACTTCTTGATGAAGAAAGCCACAAAAAAGAACTTGACCAATTCTTAAATTCCTGCATAATATAAACAATGAAAATGAATTTAACTACTACGGACTTTGTTCCAGCGAACAAGGTAAAAATCCCTGAAATCTATTTCCACCGTCTCAAGACGGGACTGGAGGAAGTGGATGAGTTTCTGGGCGGTGCAAGTGATAAGTGTGGAGGCATTCTCCGCGGCGGTGTATACATCATTGCTGCAGGTGCAGGAACTGGCAAGAGTACCTTCTGTTTGCAATTGGCAGATGCTCTGTGTCGCAATAATGCTCGTGTTGCTTATGCTACCGGTGAAGAGAGTATTGAGCAATTGGCGTTTACATGTCGTCGTCTTGGTGTGAAGAATGTACCTGTAGCGGTGCAGACTAATATTGATGTGATTACCAAGAAGATGGAAGAGCTAGATCTCATTGTTATTGATAGCTTCCAGACTCTTACTGTGGGTAACAAGCATATGACACCTCGCAAGCGTGAATTGCATTGCATCAAAGAGCTTTGTGCAGCCGCCAAGAGAACCAGCTGTGCTGTTATTACATTGTGTCACCTTACTAAAGCAGGTGTATACAAGGGATCCACAACGGTTCTTCATGCTGTAGATGCATGCATTAATCTTACCATTGATGAAGAAGACGTTTCATTGCGTGTGTTCAGCTGGGGCAAGAACCGCTTTGGACCTGCCAATCGTGAAATGATCATTTCCATGGATCAATCTGGCTATAACTGGACACAACATCAGATTGAAAAGATTCAGCATACGTCCGACATCTTATTGAAGTGCAACAAGCTAGAGACAATCTCGTAAAAAAGAGTTGACTTGATCTAAGTTTCAGCCATAATAGATGTACATTAAAGGAACAACTAACCAAATGAAAGGAGGTAAAAATATGACAACTGCAACAGAAACAAAGCGTGAAGTTACGCCGAAGCTTACTTGTATCATTACTGGTAAGTCTCGCTTGACTAATCAAGCATACTTGGAGTCCAAGGCGGGCAAAGCGGGTTCTGTCGAAGAGTATCTTCGACTTTACGTCTCGCGTCCGGCTCTCAAGCTTCTCCGTTCGGGTAAATCCGTCCAGGAGGTGCGCCAGATTCTCAATGTCACCGACTATAATACGCCGGTGAGCACGGAGACTCTGCAGAGGGCTATCGTCGCCAACGGTAAGCACCGCTCCGAGTAATTCGGTCTTACCTACAATAGATAGGGCAAGGTTTATAGCCTTGCTCTATTTATTTTTATACCCTGAATGGAAAACAAATCTCTTACGTTCAGATTATGCATCTGACCTGAAGTCCCAACAACTGACACCCAATTAATTGAGGATGTAAGCTTGTTTGGCGCTTTTTCTTGCGAAATCGAGATTGAAAGAAATAGGAGCAACACAAAGCTCACGATCAAACCGCATCACAAAATCCTGAGCTTGCTCAGGCATTGATGCTCTGTACGTGGTTGTTTTTCCGTTCTTCACAGTTTTTACAACGCAAATGTCATGAAATACACTCACGCTCTTTACTGTTATGTTTTTATTTCTTTTTATGGAGCGAGCTATAGCACATTTGCTAGGATTGGATTTCTCGCCCTTCTCGATATCACTATTGATAACTCTGAGTGATAATCTCACATTATTATTTAGTCGACCATAGATTAATAAAATTATGTATATATAATATACAACATGTCCGAACCTACAGCAGAAAAAGTAAAAGTGAAGAAACTCCCATGTGGTGGCCATGCCATTTATGGTGTGGACACTAAGACCAAGCAGCTCATACAATTAGGCTATATTGGTGCCAATCTACCTCTGGATGGATTCTTACCTGCAGGCTATACTGTAGAAAAGTAAGAAAACACCATTTAGCCGTATAAATAACATATATGGCCAAAGACTTCAAATTGATGGGTGAAGCCTATTTGCAGGTACGTAAGAATTTATCTGCTCCTTCCACAGAAGTAATTGCTGAAGCAGGTGGTACTGCAACAGGGTCCGCCAATGTTGCAAAGATGCAACAACAAACACAGCAACCCGCGCCTGCAACTAGTGCTGGTGTTGCAGCTGCAGGAGGAGAGGGACCGGGTGCCACAGCTGTTGATTCAACCAAAACAAAGACAGATTCAAAGACAGATTTTGATGCAGCTGCTACAGCTTATTTTAAATCAATGGGTGTAACTGATGCCCAAATTAAGACTTTCTTAGATAGTACACATGCACAATTAAACGGATTCAAGGGACCACAGGCCGCTAGCGGTACACAGCAATACATGCCACAAGGCGCACAACAACCTGCTGCAGCTGCTGCACCAAACATGCTGGCACAGGCCGGGCAACGTGGAATTAACAAACCTGCATGGGCATCGAGATAAATATAGTATGAACAAGTTTAATAATTATTTCGATACATTAGTAGAAGGTCTTGATCCTGTTGGCAAAGAAGACAAGGATATCAACAATGATGGTAAGGTTGACTCCACAGATGCATATCTTCTCAAGAGGCGTGAAGCAATTTCTTTAGCAATTTCAAAGGGCAAGGAAGAAGCTGAAGAGCAAGAGAAACAGCATGGCAATAGCATGCATAGTGATGCATTGTACATTTGGAACCATCTCTTGAATGACAAGAAATACAATCCACGTGATGCCATGGCAGTGATCAACATGGCAAAGACAGCCTTTGAACACATGTTATAAAGGTGTCACGATAGAGAGAGACCCAAGTACGCGGAATCTAGAATCTGCTGTATTGAATCAACTGGCCAGTATTGTTGCACCCTCCCCGCTACCACAAAATACTAAAGCAGCTCTGCCAATGGTGAGCTTAGAAGATGCTCTAAAAGAATTAATTGAACTAGAAAAAACAAGCCAGAGGAATTGAACCTCTGGCTCATCTTTACTCAGCGAAAGTCGCCGAGATCACGGTCAAGTGTGTATTCAGCCGGAGCTTGTACAAGCACTTTCCAAGTGTCCTGAGCCACACCTGCCATGGCAGTGAAGGGGGATGTTGCGGCAAAGCCAACAAATCCCACCGCAGTACCCACAAAGGTAACAGGGCGAACGAGTACAACGTCCACAGCTGCAAGAGCAGCTCCAGAAGCAGAAACGTCACCACCATCGTCTTGGGTACCTGCATCTGCAAGAGATACAGCGCACATGGCAAACAGAGCTACAAGAGCGCTCATTAGTTTGTTCATATATGTATTTATAGCGTATTTTATGTAGTAATCAACATAAATATATTGTCGTGGATACAAAAAATTATTTTGTCATTCAGAAGAAGATCAAAGACATTTGGGAAGATTGGGTCGAGTTCAACGAAAGTGTATCATTAGATGAAGTACTGGGTGTCTTTAACACCAAAGATAAAACACAGCATCAATTAGTCAAGCGTACAGACAAGACTATCAAGGTAAGCTGACATTTATCTCACCGGTGAGCTTGTAAACATAGAGCTGATCTATGGTGATTGACTCTCTCTTCAGATCATAAAAATTTACCAATTTGCCAGTTTCGAGCACCACTGTATCACAGGCAGTCTTTTCATCCTTGCTCTTGCCAATCTTCATATAGACATCTGTCTTGCAATTGTTAGGATCATTAAAAGAGAATATGTCCCCGGCTTTAAGATCTTGGAATGCAAACTTGTTGTCTTTTTTTTCTGGCTGTACAAAGGTTACTTTCATGTGTTAATTTATCTCAATTATTAAATTATCAAATAAGTTGATTTAAGAAAGTCTTATATTATAATAATGGATTATGGGAATGTTTGATGATGTTATTGTTGAAGGTCTCAAGCTTGAGACCCCAAAGAAACTGCAAAAATACTTTGAGGATTCTAACGCAGATCTTCCCAAAGAATTTCAGACCAAGGATTTAAATAATTGTCTTTCAACTTATACTATTGATAGCAAAGGACAGATCTACCTAACAGAATATAAACCCACTGGTAAAAAAGTACCCTATATTTCGCTATCTCTAGGCTGGACTGACAGACGATCATTTCTAGAGAAGCTGTTTCTTAAGCAAATACACAGAAAGCATGCTTTGCCAAAGTTTACAGAAGAACGCAAAGCCGTAAAAACAAAGACCAATTTAACCCAAACATTTGAAATCTATACATATAAAGAGGTTGGCGGTTGTTATGTGGATGTAGTTTATGCTGTGACAGCTGTATCAGGTAAGGTTAAAAGCATCAAATTGGCCAGCTGGAACATTGAGGATGCAAAAGTTGCTGCAAAGCGACATGCCAGTGAGGCTGAATTTAATAAAAACATGGAAGATAGTTTTCTGAAAAGAAAGACTTTTCAGAACAAATGGTACTACCCTCTTATAAAAGAAACATACAATCCTTTTGTTTTCTTTACCCGAATGCTCATACAAAAAGCCTGCCACAAGATTATTGATTGGTCCAATCGCTGGCACGGTGTGTAAGGTTGAAATTTCTAGGCCTCAGGCTCTGCGATCACGATTCAAATATCACTTACACTGACGGTCAGACTGTTAGATATTTAAAATCAGAAAGACTTCATCAAGTGAAGCATCATGGTTATGGTGATTTTCACAGCTGGATGCAAGATGTAAAGCATTGGAATATCGATTTTGATAATTTAGATGCAGCTGCAATATGTATAGATGCATACCGTGGTAACAATTTGATCGTTAAAGATGATCTCATACATCAAGAGCGTCCTGCTAATTCAAAGATTCTCGATTTTCTTAAATGCCCTGTGTATATTGTTGACCACCATTATGCACATGCTCTTAGCGTATGGCCTGCTGTAGATCCTTCCACAATCAAGACACATTTTGTATTTGATGGATTCGGTGATTTAGATAAAACGTTCAGTGTATTTGCAGATGGTAGGTATGTAACATACGGCAAGCGACCACAACAAGAATCTTTTGGCATCCTGCTTGCTACGTACGGTCGCAAGCTACTCATTGATGGACACTTTAGTGATGTTTGCGGCAAGGTGATGGGTCTCAAGTCCTATGGTGCAGTCAATGAAGCCTTTCTTAGAGACCACGATGGGTTATCTCTGCTGGAGATAGATAGGATTTTTAATATACAAGCATGGCTACCTTACATGAATACTGTGCATGCTTTTCAAAATGATCGTGACCGCTTAGCATCCATGCATGCCTGGGTGGAGAAGAAATATGAAGAGTTCTTTCTACAATATGCTAAGCCTGCAGATCGAATTTCTTTCACTGGTGGCGTGGCACAGAATACTGTTATTAACGGACGACTCAAGAAAATTTTTCCTAATTTGTTCATACCACCCCATACACCAGACGAAGGATTGTCACTTGGATGTGTAGAGTTCTTGAGACAAAGATACGAACAGCCACATTTTGATAATAGCGGATTTCCATTCTGGCAAGATGATATTGCACCAACTACTCAACCTACAGATGCTACCATCAAACGAGTAGCTGAATTGCTCGCTCAAAATAAAATTGTAGGGTGGTTTCAAGGCAAAGGCGAGATTGGTCCTAGAGCACTTGGCAATAGATCTATTCTCATGAATGCTACAGTGGCAGGCGGCAAGAATATTATTAACCATAAAGTTAAACACCGTGAACCGTACAGACCATTTGGAGCAAGTGTCTTAGAAGAGCATAAGGAAGAGTTTTTTGATTGCAATTTTTCTACACCTTATATGTTGCACGTGGTCGATGTGCACAATAAAGTTATACCTGCAGTAACACATGTTGATTCAACATGCCGCATTCAAACTGTTGATCAAAAGCATTCCACCTATTACCAGCTAATAGACGGCTTCAGACATCTCACCGGACTACCGTTGGTGTTAAACACATCACTCAACATACAAGGTAAACCTATTGCTTCTAAATCTGAAGATGCTATTACTCTATTCAAAGAGAGTGCCATGGATGCACTTTGCATTGGTAATGAACTGTTTATAAAATAATAGTTGCACCATTATAAAAAGCATTTATTATAATAATAGAGGACTATGACAAGTACAATCAAAGTACAGCATGATGCAGAAACTGATTCTCTTTTCATAGAGCTTCCCGATGACCTTCTCGAGAAGGTTGGGTGGACTATTGGAGACAATATCGAATGGACCGACAACAAAGATGGTTCATTCATACTAACAAAGGAGAAAAAATAATGACAAATCTAAAGAAACAAGAAGTCGCACTCTATACTACAGGCGGAATTGCGGTAACAGCCATGTGCTTAATATCAGGTAACCCATTGAAATTTCTAGGAATGCTACTGGCTTATGCTGCAGTTGTTGGAACTATGTATGGAGTATACAAAGCGGTTATCTATCTTTTGAATAAGATTTACCCTGAAAACAAGACACAAACAAAAGGGGCAACAAAAACATATACGGCCGACTACAAGATATGAAATTAGGTTTTGAGATATCACACATACAGAAGCACCTAAATTCATACATCATACATTTTATTTGTCCAGATATCAGAGTTGGTTATCTAGAGAATCATTACATTGATGAAAAGTGGTTCGGTATAAAGTTCACTATTAAGAATGATATTCATTTTGAGCGCTATGACTTTGGGTGGGTTTTTAGTTTTGTAGTTCTTGGCTTTGGAATAAAAATTAATAAAATAGATATATGAAAAATACAGAAGAAGTAGATCTACGGGTAAAGAGAATAGTAGGTAAATGGTTTGATGAGCCCGTATTCTCGAAAAATAAGTACATAGAGGCATTGTATTTTTTCTTCTGGAAATGGTACTACAGACTTACTTCTGGGGTTTATTATAAAATTAAGTACGCTACACAGCGTTTGTTCAGAGGATATGATGATCTAGATATATGGAATGCTGCATGGTATATTGCCAGAAAAGCTATTCCTGTCCTCAAGGTAATGAGAGACAGATTTCATGGCACAAGTATCAAATGGCATAGAGAAGATAGATTTGGCGATATAGAAGTGCTAACAGCAGATGAAGTGTATGCAGGGTCAAAAGAACCTGGGTATGAAGGTCCAAATGCACTGACGGAAGATGAATGGCGAACCATTCTTGACGATATCATATTTGCATTTCAATGGCAGATAGATTTTGATTCTCATGATAGGACTGTTAGTGATGAGGAATTCAAAGCAGGCGAAAAAAGACAAAAGAGAGGCTTGCAGTTGTTTAGCATTTATTATAGAATGCTTTGGGATTGATTTGTATTAAAAAGGAGATATATTACACATATGAACAATAAATTTAAAAGTGAGCTCTATAGTATTTTACGCAAGCATGATGTAAATCTTGATGAATGTTATGATATTCTGGATGAAATGTTTTATGAAACATATAACAGTAGCCGAATGTCTGTGCATGTAACAAAAGGTAATTCTGAATGATCATACAATTCGGAAAAGGAGATCAGAGTGCATATGGTGCATGGGACAATCACCCTGGAGTCATTGTCAGCAGACCTTATTTTAAGATAGTGCTGAATAACGGACTGGGATTCTATATCTTAAACGCATTAAGGTTTCATTTATTTCCAAAATTTCATGGCACATTTCATAAAACATTTTGGGAATTCGGTGTTAGTTTTATTGGATGGACATTTGAAATAATGTGGAACAAGGCATTTAAAGCATGAGCGATGTTGAGTATCAGTTACAACCAGTCAAACCCAAACACTATTCAAGGCGCAAGCGTCAGCGCATGCTTGATGAAACTACATGGCGAGAAAATCCTTTAAAAAATCAATGGGTACACAAAGATTATAAATGCTACTACATTGTTATTACAGAGCATACCAAGGGATGCTTTACTGCAACATGTTCAGGCGCGATGGTAGGCAAATTTACTACACTTAGCGAAGCCAAGAGCCAATGCCTCAAGTTTTGTGATGATATACAACAATGAGTATTTCCTCTATTCTAATTTGTATTGCAGTAATATGCTATGTACTTTATTTGATTGAGCGGTTTCGACTCAAATAATCATAACCTCTTCGAACAAGATCTTCCTTTTGTTTGCGCTGTCTTCTCTCAAGAACAGTTACAAAAGCTGCAATTGAAATAGGGAAAAAGAATCTTAAGAAGAACTGCATATGATCTTCTCTTGTTAAGAGATCAAAGTATTTGGTGTAAACTTCATGAACACCTAGCAGCGTCATAGACATAGCAGGTGTGAATAAGATCCAGAAAGCTAGATTGTATGTCTTGCTGAAATGTTGCTTTATTTTTTCAACCACCCATTATTTAGCGTGGTGTGGCGTTATCTAGATACTTCTTA